TACCAACGTCAATATAGAAAATACGACGCTCAGGTGCTCTGGACAAACGATAGATAACCAGAGAATCCTCAATCATTCTGAGTTGATTGAGTGCTTTGATTGCCTTGTGAAGATATGAAAGAACTGTTCCTTTGTTTCTATCTACAAGACCAGAACTACAATAAACAACAGAGTCCTTGGCAATCTTTATACTCTTTGATTTGGTATTACCTGCAGTGCCAAATGAAGCACTTGGATAGTTTGGTTTTGGTGTATAAACAAAATACTCTTCAATTTGTGGTTCTAAAACCTGTTCAGTATTATTCTTTCCTGCTACTACGGCATTGGCAATAGCAAGACCACGCTTGTCTTCTTTCTTTTCTTGACGGACAAACTTCATTTTCATTGGATCAATATATCTCAGGTCTTGGATACCTGCCTGAGGATTCTTGATATCAATGACTTTTAGATAGTATACTCTTCCGTCAACATACCAGTTTCTAAAAATTTCATGGCACTTCTTATCGAAGTCCATTATTTCTTTAAGATATTTAAACTCGTCTCTGATTACTTGCTTAAGTCTCTCACTAGCATTGAGGTTTGATAACTCAATTTCTACGGGAGAGTCATAAAGATCGCTAACGATAGCTTCATTTACAACATCTTCGATGGCACCATCACATTCAGGGTGAAGTGCCATCTCACGATATCTTTTAATCAAATCATGCTCAGTTCTATAGACTCCCTCAATATCGAGGTAGTGACCATAAAAACCACTGCTAATATAGTTATCAACCCCGTCCTCATTGGTTTGAGGAACGGGGGAAATAACTGAAGGTGGTTTACTTTGGTCGCCGTCAATAGAGAAACCAAAAAGTCTTGCCATCGTATAACTGTTTGCTTATTATTGACTATTTAGTTAATGTCTTCACCGCCAGCATTAGCAGCATTACCTCTAACTGCTTCCCACCAGAGAACCTGAAGTTCGACAGTGAACTCTTGGATCTGACCAGTGCTATCGTATGATAGGTCAATAGGAGCAACTTGAGTTGGGAAAACATCATAGAAATGATACTTTCTCAGAGTTCCGCCGTTGCGATCAAGTTGGTAGATGTAAGCATCTGCCTGATAATCTGCTGGGTTGGTTAGACCAGTGTTATCAGATACTCTGTTTACAGTATTCATCCACTTTTCGAAAGCAGAACGAATAGCGAAGTCGGTATCGTTGATAACTGTGATAGTCCAGGTATCAAAGGTTCTGTCTCCAGCAACTTTGAGGATCCTTCCTCTGAAAGGAACCTCAATAGGAGCAACGTTTGACGCTGGAAGGTTTGCTGCCTTAACAAGGAAACGTGCCTTGTTAAGGATATCGTTTAAACCCTCAACTTCTACTGAACCTGGGAATGAAAGCTCAACCTCAAAGAGGTTTGAGCGAGCACCGCCACCAGTTAGCTTACTCTTAAAATCAGTAATCTTTCTTAGTGGGGGTGGATTGAGTTGATTTCTGGTTGCCATTTTTGTGTGCCTCTAAGGTTGATTAATAAAGTAAATATCAGATGTTACCGATGACTTCCGAGAAGGAAACCCCAGTTCTGGTAGCAACGAAGGTCAGACCAATGAAGTTGATCGATCTGTTTGGTTTGATATAGATGTCAGCGACAAACTCATTGTTGTCGATAACAGCAGCAGTGTTATTTGTTTCGTCACAAATAACAACGTAGTCAAAGATGCCTCTCTTGGCTTGGACATCGCGGAGGAATGGTTCGACGATGTTGACAAAGTTGGTTCTCGTGATCTCGTCGTTGAATTCGAAGAGTTGGTCTCTAGCGGCAGCAGCGATTGCTTGCTCCAGATAGATGAACAGGCGACGAACGTTGATTCTATCGAAGGCAGAAGACTTGGCGAAACCAGTCTTATCACCGAACAGAACGATGCCATCACCAGGCGAGAAGATAACAGGGTTGATTCTATTGGAATACAACTTATCTCTCTGAACCTTGCTTGGGTTGTAGGTCAACTTAACTGCGTTCAGGATAGCACCTCTAGCAGTTCCAGCAGGTGAGAACCATGGGAAGTTGTTGAGGTCGTTTCTAGCACACAGACCAGCAATATCACCGTTTAGTGGGATATAGCGGAAGGAGTCAGAGAATCTATCGTAGGTGTACTTATAACCACTATCAAATACAGCGTAAGACGATGAAGTGATAGGAGCATAGAAACTCAGAACGTTATCAGTGATATCGGAGTCTGAGTTAACGGTTACAGAACCAACAGCACTATCGTTAAGGAACGCTAGTCTGTATGGTGAGATGAATGCGATAGCATCTTGTCTCGTTTCTGCTACAGAGATGAGTTTGTTAGCAAGTGCTTGGGCAGTTTCCTTGCCATAGTTTGCTGAACCCATCAGCAGGAAGTCAACATCGTAGTTATCGGTGTTCTCGAAGAGAGCGTAACCAGAGGATAGTTTTGCTAGGGTTGAGGTCAGAGCACCTGAAGAGGTGAGGTCTGTACCGTCATCATAGTTCTTACCACCACCGAGAGTGTAGGTGTTAGAACCAGAAGCAGCGAAGTTAACTCCATCAGCATCTTGGTCCCAACCTACATCACTAGCGAGGGTGAATCCGCTGCTGTATGCAGTGGTAACAATACCAGCAGGAGCAGCACCACCAAATACGTTGGTGGAGACGTTATAGAGATACTTTCTCCAGTATGCGGTAGAACCTACAGAGTACTCAGCATCCTTTGCCTTAGAAAGAGCAAGGTGCTTCTCAAGAATGGTTCCAGCGTTTCCGCTTACAGTTCCTTTGTCGTCGATAACAACAACATGGAGTTCGTCGAATCTTGAGTTTCTAGCAGCAGCGTAGGAAGAAGTGCCAGGTCTATCAACCAGGGTGTTCCAAGCAATGGTTGTTCCAGTAGACAGAGAAATGCTCTGCTGATCGAACCAGTCTTGTCTTGAGGTATATGCTGTCTGACCTACTGCCGTTGTCTGACCAGTGGTGTGGATAGCAACCGAACCAGATGCTGAGAAAGCATAAACACCAGCAGGTTGGTAGTCAACTGAAGTCTCTGTTCCAGCAGCGGATACGTGAGACAGAACTTTAACCTGAAGTGAATATGGTGAGGAAGAAGTTCCAGAACCACTGATGCCAGTGATGATACCTTTCAGGTGACCATCCAGAGTGCTGGTAGAACCAGAACCAGGAAGTGTTGATGAAATTGCCTGAGTGATACCATAACCAACTGCGATAGTTGGAACGGTTCCGCTTGTCTGAACACCAACAATGATTTGGTCTGCCTTGGCGTCGATAGTCGCAACTCTAACACCATTTGCCCAAGAACCTGGGTTTCTAGCAGCAAAAGTAACGCCGCTAATAGTGTTTTCCTGATAACCGAGTTGTCCGTAGTGCTCAGTACTCTTGATCTTGATGCTTGATGCTGAACCGACGAAAGCATTGGTAAGAGCATTATCGTCTGCTCTTACTACTTGAAGATCGCCACCATACGCCAGGTATGATGAAGCAACCATCCAGTGCTCATAATGCTTATCGGTATTGTATGGCTCACCGAAATTCTTCAGTAGGTCGGCTTCATCACCAACAAGAACAGGTACATCGACTGGTCCCTTTGCGAATGGGGCAACCAAGGCACCAACAGCACCACTGGTAGCATCGACTCTACCAACAGTGAGGTCAACCTCTCTTACTACAATTCCAGGAGATGCTAAATTTAGCGGCATCTTCTATTCTCCTTAGTCCAGAATTATTCTAGAAATATTTATTAAAAAGGGTACTTTGAATGGGGAAACGGTGCGTGAACCGCTACCAGTCAGGATATTCCCACATTTGTTTCTGTACGGACTTCTTTTTATTGGATAAAACTCTCTTTTTAGTACACTCTTTACACTCATAAGAATAGGCAGAAGGTAAAGCACCCCTGCCTTTTCTAGTTAGATAAAAGTCATCTATCAGATTCTTAGTCTCACCACAAACTCTACATCTTCTATCAAATAAGAGTATGTGTTCTAAGTTTATCTGATCTTCTAAGTCCATTAGTAATAGTCCCACATATAAGACCTATCACCATATTCATCAGTATGCCATCTATCTCCAGACTCATCAACAAATGTACTTTCATCAAGACCATCTAAGATAAAACCAAATGGTGCCATGTCTTGTTCTATCTGGTTTCTTTGTTCTTCATAAATTCTCTTACGGATATCATTATCCGTCATCTCTTTAAAATACTCTTGAGCAACTAACCAAGCAAAGATAACCAGACACATTGCTAGGTCATCATTACATCCTTCTTCTGCCTCAAAAGAATTATGACGCTGGGCAAAAGTCGTAAGTTCTGATATAATGTCATAGTCAACAGTCAGTAACTTATCGTCTTCCAAGAAAGTCTTTAAGTTAGAACACCCCAACTTCTTCACCGCAGCAGTCATTCTCACACCCATCTGCGACTTCTTGCCAGAGAAACCGTGTCCAACCACTTGCCCAGCACGACCCCTCATTGCTGCCATCAGCATATTTTCATATTCCAAGTCATAGTGTAAGATATTAGCAACTTGCTCACCAATATCATTAACTTCAATTAGCAACCAAGCGTTATTATATCCCTTAGCAGTCTCGTGAATAATATTTGGGAATAGCATAGGTTTAATTTCATTATTCCTATACTTTGCTACTACCTTGTATGGAAACTGAGTAATATCAAAAACAATGAATGCAGAATAGTCGTTACCTAAACCACGGGCAACGTCAACTGTTATCAAATAGTTATGTTCTTCTCTACACTTTTCATAAATGTCTAAACCGGCATTTCTTTGTATTGGATTTTCGTATACAAGATTCCTAAGTTTTGCTGGGTTAATGAGAGTGTTTACCGAACCTAAGAACTCACACTCAAACTCAACCTTAAACTGTTGCTCCGAAGTGTTGGCAATGGTCTGTTCCTTCCATGCTTCATCACGACCAGGAACTTCGGACCAGTGAACATCAGTAGGTGTAT